TGTCGGACGCCCCGCGATTCATCACGAAGTACACCTTCATGCGCGGGCTGCACTACTCGTTCGTCGATCACGAGTTCCAGGAAAAGCTCGCCAGCGATGATGCGCAAGTCGTGAACACGCAAAAGTGCTCGCAGATCGGCCTGTCGGAGCTGACCGCACGCTGGAACGTCGCGGTGGTCAACATGATCCCCGACTTCAGCAGCATCACCACCTTCCCCTTCAGCGGGGACGCTGCGGATTTCGCCCGCACCCGCATTGACCCTTTCATCGAGTCGTCCCCCAAGCTGCGCGAGGCCGTCAACAAGAACCTCAACAATTCGGAGATCAAGCAGTTCGGCACGTCGTTCATGTACTTTCGCGGCACGAACGGCAAGACCCAAGCCATCTCGATCCCCGCCGACCTCATCATCTCGGACGAGATCGACCGATCTGACCCGCACGTCCTTTCCCAATACCACTCGCGGCTGACGCACAGCAAATGGCAGCTTCGCCGCAACTTCTCGACGCCGACCGTGCCCGGGTACGGGATCGCGCTGGAGATGGAGACCAGCCGGCGCTATCGCAACATCTGCAAGTGCAATCACTGCAACCACCCCTTCATCCCCGACTACTTCGAGCACGTCCGCATCCCCGGCTTCAACCACGACTTGCGGACCATCAACAAGAACACCTTGCCCAAGACGCGGTACCTGGAAGCAAAGCTGCTTTGCCCGAAGTGCGGCAAGGAGCCCAGCCTGCAGCCCCAGTATCGAGAGTGGGTCTGCGAGAACCCCAGCGAGAACTACTCGGCAAACGGCTACTACGTCTCGCCCTTCGACGCGCCCAACATCATCCGGCTGCCGTTCCTGATCGAGGCCTCGACGAAGTACGCACGCTTCAGCGAGTTCGTGAACCAGAACCTGGGGCTGGCCGAGCAGGACAACAGCGAAGCCCTCACGCTGATGGACCTGAACGACGCGCTCCTGGTCAACGTGGACCTCAGCTCCAACGAGATTCATGCGATGGGCATCGACATGGGGCTGACCTGCAACATCTGCGTCGGCCGTATGTCTCGCGACGGCAAGCTGCTGGTGGTGCACCGAGAGCGCTGCCCCATCAGCATGCTCGACGAGCGCAAGAAGGAACTTCAGCGTTTGTTCCGCGTCGCCATCACGGTAGTGGACTCCTTGCCCTACACCGACACCGTGATCCGGATGCAGCGCTTCGACAAGAACGTGTACGGTGCGGTCTACTCCAGCTCGAAAAAGCTGGAGTCGTTCGCCATCCGCATGTTTGAAGGTGACGAATCTGAGGGCAAGCTGCCCATTCACACGGCGCAGATCAATCGCGACAAGGCGCTCGACCTGCTGATGGGGCTGTTCAAGCGGCGCGAAATCCTGCTTGCGCCCATGAGCGAAGACGAGAACGAGCTGTATGCCAAGCAGTTGCTGGATATGCGGCGCGTGCAGGTGTTCGATGACAACCAGGACCTGATCTGGACCTGGGTGAAGTCCAAGGAAGGCAACGACCACTACCACCACGCGACGCTGTACCTGTTCGTGGCCTGCCAGTTGCGCGGCACGATCAGCCGACAGGTGATCGTCACGGGTGTGCCTTTGGTGCAACGCATGAGCATGGCCCGGATGAACAAGGCCATGGACAACTTGCACGACCTGCAGCGATGAGGTAGAGTGCGCAAGTCGCCATTTCATGGCGGGTCTCCCGAGGCTTGCAGCCTCTTACGCCACTTTGAGTGGCGTTTTCTTGACCAAAGCGCCGCGACACTGGACAATCTGCCCCATTTCCGGCAAAAGGAACTTTCATGGGCATTTGGACCAAACTGCGAGCTGCTGTGAGCGGTGGGGGCAAGTTGCCGCCCGTCCCGCCGCCGAAGGTCAAGCCGCGTCAGCAGTCCGTGCCGGACTACCTGACCTCGGTCAATCCGCAGGACGGCGTCCTCAACCGGGTTGACCCGCTTCTCGCCAACCTGGACATCACGGCCACCTACCGGACGGGCCGCAGCAGCTACGAGGTACTGCGCAACCTCGCCCGTGCGAATCCGGACCTGTCGGCGGCTCTGTCGGCCTACATCCGGGTGGGCATCCCCGAAAAGTACATCGTGCTGGCTCGCGGGCCGGATGGCACGGTGGACGATGAAGCTACCCGCCTTGCGTGGGAGATGCTGCAGCGCTTCGACAAGCTGCCCGCCTACGACTCGGGCTTCTCGCAGGTGGACTCGATCCGCAGCGTCTCGGAGGCGCTGGCAAAGGAGGGCATCCTGTACGGCGGGCTTGGGATGGAGCTGGTGCTGGACAAGGGGCGCATGCCCTACAAGTTCCAGCCGGTGTCCGTCACCAAGGTCAAGTTCTATGAAGATGCCTCGGGCGGCACTCGCGGGCTCAAGCCGGTGCAGGATGTGGGTGGGCAGGAAATCGACCTCGACATCCCCACGTTCTTCATGGTGTGGGTGGACCCGTCGCTGCTCGACCCGTACCCGCAGTCGCCGTGGGATGCCGCGATTCAGCCGGTGCTGACTTCCAGCACGTTCTTCGCGGACCTGCGCCGGGTGTTGACCCGGCATGTGTATCCTCGATACAACGTCTCCATCATCGAAGAGAAGGTGCGGGCGATGATGCCGCCCGAAGTCGTGGTGGACGAAGCTGAGCGCACGAAGTTCTACAACGCTCGCATCGCGGAAGTGCAGACGGCCATCAACGAGCTGGGGCCGGAAGAGGCGCTGGTGCACTTCGACTTCATCGAGATCGAGTACATCAAGAACGACGACGGCAGCGGCACGGCCGACAAGTTCGACACGATCAAGCAGATCATCGACGCCAACCTCGCGAAGGGCGCGAAGACTCTGCCTGCCGTGCTGGGCAACGGCAGCGGGTCGCAGAACGTGGCATCGACCGAGAGCGTGCTGTTCATGCTGTCGGCGAACTCGATGGTGCGCATCAAGCTGCAGGAACTGTACAGCAAGGCTCTGACCCTTGCGTGCCGGCTCTACGGCCTGGAAGTGACCGTGCAGTTCGAGTTCGATGACATCGAGTTGCGGCCTGTGACCGAGCTGGAATCGTTCAAGACCCTGCGCTTCGAGCGGCTGTGCAAGGAGTGGGGGCTGGGGCTGATCTCCGACATGGAGTTCTGCATGCGCGTCAACTACTGCCCGATGCCGGCTGGCTTCAAGTCGCAGGCTGGTTCGCTGACGCTCATGGACATCCTGGGCGTCAAGGGTGCGGACCCGAGCGGCAACAATTACAGCGGCACTGGTGCCGGTGGTGGACAATCTGGAGGCGGCGCCAGCAACCAGTCGCGAAACAGCCAGACGCCTGAGAAGGCACGAGGTAACGCGAAATGACTTCGGTTGCTCGTCCTGTGGGGGTGCTGATGACCGCGCTCCCGGAGACGCCTGCGGCGGGGCTCGGAGTCTGGTGCGATTGGAAGTACCGCCGGGTTCTGCGGCTGTATGCCCAGCGCGTGCTGGTTGGAGTTGTGGGATGACAACGATCACTATCAATCGCGGTGAGAGTGTGCAAGTGCCATTCTCGATCACCGACAGCCTCAACGGGCTGGCAGGCAAGCGAGTGACCTGGGCGCTCGGCCAGCGTTCGGGTGGGCCGCAGACGCCGTTGCGCAAGGCCAGTGCGCTGGGGGCTTCCTCGGCGGACGTCACACTCACCACGGTGAGTGCTGGACAGCTTGCGGGGGTGATCAAGATTGCAGCCACTGACTTCGTGTATCTGCCGGAGGCCGAGTATTGGGCGTCACTGTGGATCGACGACGGCACGACGCAGACGTGTGTGACTGCAGGAGGCTACGATGTCGTCCAGATCGTCCCGACCATCGCCAGAGCCTGAGCCTGAGTTCTGTCAGACTTGCGCTCGCAAGGAGCCGAAGAAGACGGCGGAGCGCTGTAGCTATGCCAGTTGCCCGCACCGCAAGGCCAGTTGGGGCGACAGTGTTGTTTTTCAGCGACTGCCTGCGAAGCTGCACGAAGAAGCTGACGACGAAGGCGAGCTTGCGTAAAGCAACTTTTTCCGGATACACTGCGACCCATCATGCAAATTCTCTGGTTCGGCACCGAAGACAGCTACTTGGCGTATGCCAAGGCCCAGGACGAGCTGGAGAAACTCCAGCTTGCGGGCACCGATGCCCTCAAGGCCGCGATCCAGATGCGCGGTGGCGCTGGTGCTGATGACCCTTGGGCCATGCCTCCTCTATGGGAGATGCAGGGCTCCACGGCGGTGGTCAGCATTCAGGGCTCGCTGATCAACGGTAAAGCTGGTTTCATGCGCCTCTTCGGTGTGGTCGGCTACGGCGACATTGCCGAAGCTGTCCAGCAAGCTGTGGCCTCCAAGGACGCCAAGCAGATCGTCCTGATGATCGATTCGGGCGGCGGTGCTGTCTCTGGCGTGGAAGATGCGGGGGCTCTGATCCGCAAGGCTGCCGCGATCAAGCCGGTGCTGGCCTACACGGACGGCACCATGGCCTCAGCTGCCTACTGGCTGGGCGCATCGGCCGATGCTGTCTACGCCGCCAAGACTGCCCAGGTCGGCTCGGTCGGCACGCTGATCGTGCACACCGAGTACACCCAGGCGCTGAAGGATGCTGGCATCCAGAAGACGCTGGTGCGTTACGGCAAGTACAAGGCCCTGGGCAACCCCTACGAGCCGCTGTCGGAAGACGGCAAGGCACACCTGCAGAGCATGGCCGACGAAGCCGGCCAGATTTTCGTGGACTACGTCGCCGAGCGACGGGGCACCACGGCAGCCAAATTCCAGCAGACCATGGGCGAAGGCCGGGTCTTCATGGGGCGGCAAGCGGAGAAAGTTGGCCTCATTGACGGGGTCATGTCGTCTGAAGAGCTGGGCTCTCATGCGAAATCGCTTGACAAGGTTTCTTCCCGTCCGCAGAATTCGCGGCATTCTTTTCAAGGAACTTCGATGAAAATTCGTGCACTGACCAAGGCTGTCATCCTCCTCATCGCAGGAGGCACGAAGATCGAGGCCCTGGGCCTCAGCTCCGAGACGGCCAATGTGGAAGGCGTGAAGCCGGAAGCTGAAGACGTGGTCGCGCTGAGCGCCGATGCCGCCGAAATCGGAGCGGCTTTCGCCGCTGCGACCAACAAGGCAGTCGAGGCTGCCGTCGCAACCGCGAAGGCCGCTTCCGACAAGGTCGTCGCCGACCTGACGGCTGAGTCCGCCACCCTGAAGGCGAAAGTTGCTTTGCTGGAAGCCGGTGCGTCCGAGCTGACCGGCAAGGTGACGGCGGCGAACGAGACCGCTGCCAACTGCCAGGGTGTGGTGCGGGCTTCCATCGCCGTCATGTCCGTCGCCCTCGGTGGCTCCAAGGACGTGGGCGCCACGCTCCAGGGCAGCGAGCTGCTGGCCGAGCATGCCCGGCTGTCCGAGCAGTTCAAGGCCAAGTTCAAGGCCGGTGGCGTGGCTGCGGTCATGCCGCTGGAAAGCACCGAGCAGAACTCTTCGCAGGCTTCCCCGCCGCCCGCTTTCCTTCACTTCCTCCACACCCGCAAGGCCGCTTAAGGAGCCACCAACATGAGCAAGCTGCACTACATCTCTCCGCTGGTTCCGCAGGATGCGGCCCGCACCGTCCGACTGGGCACCAACGCCGGCCAGTTCGCCGCCGTGGACGAAGGCAAGTTCGTCAAGCTGGCTGCCGAGTCGCAGTACAACCTGTGCGCCGCTGGCGATCCCATCGAAGGCGTCATCGCCGCCGTCGAGACCGCCAAGTCGGGCGGTCACAGCATCGGCTCGATCTATCGTCGCGGCGCCATCCTGGTGCTTGCCGATGGTCTGCAAGCCACTCCCGGCACCGGCACCATCGCTCTGGGCGACTATGTCGTGACCGGCAGCGTGACTGCGCTGGGCACCGACCTGCCCTCCTACCCCAAGGTGTGCAAGGCCACCCAACAGCCCGGCTCCGTGCCGGCTGACCTGACCGCTGCCGGCCTCCAGGCCCGCAATGCCATCTTCGCGTGGCGCGTGGTCTCGCTGGGCACGGTCGGCACGGGCGCCGTGGGCACCACCATCGTCATCGAGCGGGACGCCTGATCCGGCCCCACCCAGCCTCACCAACTTCACAGGAGCAATCATGGCCGGTTTCTACAACATCAAGGGCGAGCTGATCCAGGTTCCCGCCGACAAGCTGGGGCCTCAGGTGTATGCCGAAGCCCACAAGGCCAACCTCTCGGTGGCCCAGTACATCAACCGCATGTTCGCCAGCGATCAGCCCGACGAGAAGCTGGGCTCGGCGTTCGAGCAAATCTGCGCCTCCGAAGGCCTGGGGCTGGTGGGCAAGAACCCCTACGGCTTGCGCCATGCGACCGTGGCCGAAGTGCTGGACGGCACTTCCGGCGTGCTGGGCGCTGCCGCGAACAGCAAGGACCAGGGCTCGCCCTTCGGCGCCGCTGCCCGCTCGCTGTTCCCGGCCGCGCTCGTCGCGCTGATCGAAGCGACCGTGACGAAGGACTACTCGACTGACACCGTCGTGTTCGATGACCTCGTCGCCATGACCCAGTCGGTGCCGACCGAGAACTTCATCCAGCCGGTGGTGAGCTACTCGACGCCCAACGGCCCCGAGCAGGCGAAGGCCCAGCGTATCGCCCAGTTCACTGACGCTCCGAACCTGCTGCGCTTCGGCACCAGTGAGCGCAACCGCTCGCTGCCGACTTACGGCATCGGCCTGGAATTCAGCCAGCAGGCGCTGCGTGCGACCACCCTGGACATCGTCGCGATGACGGTGAACCGCTTCCTGACCATCGAGAAGGACGGCCGGGTGTACCAGTACCTGTCCTCGATCTTTGCCGGTGACAGCGACCTGAACGTCGGCGCGGTGACGGCTGTGACCACGACCACCCTGAACGGCTCTGCCACGCCGGGCGTCGTGACCCACAAGGCCTGGGTGAAGTTCCAGGCCCGCCGCCGCAAGCTGCGCAAGATCACCCACGTGATCGCAGACATCGACGCCTACCTGCTGGTGGAATCCCGCACCGGCCGTCCCGGCTCGAACAGCTACGACCCGACGCTGGCCCGCATCGACCCGCAGGCTCGCATGTACCCGCAGCAGGTCGCCGGCTTCGGCAACGACGTGAAGTGGTTCCTGGTGGACACGGCGGCTGAAGGTGGCCCGGTGCCGGCCAACACCGTCTGGGCACTGGACGCCACCAAGGGCATCGTCAAGGTGAGCAACACCGCCGCCTCCTACCAAGCGGCCGAGAGCTTCGTGCTGCGCCGCACCGAGGCGATGGTGATGCACTGGTCGGAAGACGTGTACCGCATGTACGGTGACTCCGACCTGTCGCCCTTCGACGTGCTGACCATCTCGTAACCCGGCTCTGCCCGGACCCCGGAGCCCGCCGCTGCGTTGTAGTGGCGGGCTTTTTCTCACCCTGAAGGAGTTCTCATGTCCAACATCCAAGTCCGCTCCATCGACCGCGATGGTGTCTGGTTCGTCAACCGCTCGCAATACCGCTGGGTGCACGGCTTGCGGGAAGGCGTCTGGTTCGAGCCGGGGCAGCCGACGCAGGTTGTCGAAGACGCCTGGACCAAGGCTCAAGCTGAAGCCGGCGTCCTCGTGGCGGTGGAAGACCCGTTCGCGCTGCCGAAGATCGAGCCCATCACGTCTGTCACCCCGCTGGACGGCGGCACGGCCAACCTTGGCGCCGACGATGCCGCGAAGGCTGCGGCTGAAGCAGCTGCCAAGGCGGCGGAAGCCACCAAGGCCGCTGAAGCGGCCAAGGCGGAAGCGGCCAAGCAACCTGCCAAGAAGTAAAGCACCTTCATGAGCGCTCTCGCCGACTACACCAGCCCCTCGGACATCCGTTCGCTGCTGGGCGTCGAGGCCCTAGAGATCGGCGACGACATCCTGGGCCTGCCCCATTACGTCCTGGAACTGGAGCAAGAGCTTCGCGAGCTGGATGGTGGAGCCGGTGAGGCGCTTGTGCAGTACACCACGGTGAAGGCCCTGACCGAGCCTTCGCGATCTTCGGCGCAGCAGCGCTACTTCGAACTGATGCACCTGTTTGCCAGCTACGCGGTGGCCCGCAAGCTCGTCGGCTCGGCCGACATGTTCGCGCCCCAGAAGATCGAAGATGGCAAGGCCGCGAAGACACGACCAGCCGACCAGGCTCAGCGCCTTGCGGAAGCCATCGCTGCAGGCTACCGCCTTGCGAAGACGCGCCTGACCGCGCAGCTTCTGATCCTCAACCCCGCCGCCGCGATCACCGCCAACGCCACGCTGGTCACTATCGTGGCCTCTCCCATCGCCACCGATCCTGTCACGGGGGTCTGATGCGCTTCGCGGACGTTGCCCGCTACTTCGACACGGACCCAATCCTCGACGGATACACGGGTGCGCTGCTTTTCCACGGCCAGTCCGCCTCGTTCGACGATTCCAGCGCCGATGGTGCAACGGCCCGGCGCCGTGTGCTCTCTCTTGCGCCTGGGCTCACGATTCCGGCCCGGCGTGCGGTCTCGCTGCTGGGAGAGAAGTGGCTGATCGGTAACGGCTCGACTGACGGTTTCGCTGGCTCCGCGATTCGGCAGCACTACGTGATGAAGCGGGTCACGGACACTCTTGCGGTGCTGACCCCAGGGCAAGCGCTTGCGCAAGCTGCCGGCACTACTGCTTACGGGCACAAGACCTTCCTCAAGGACATCGTCAATTCGCAGACCGACAGCGAGTACGATGCGCAGTACAACATCTTCATGGCTCCTTCCGAAGGGGTCGTGAAAGGTACTTTCCTGCGCGATGCCTCCTCACTGCTGTATCGTGTACGCAACACTTACCTGCCCGTCGAAGGGCTGGTGGTCGCTCAGTGCGACATCCTGGACACGGACGCTTTCCAGTCGTGCGTCTTCAGCACGGGCAGCTACAACCCAGCCACCGAGGTGACGACGGCCGGCACGACCACGGTCAACGGCATCTGGCTTGACACACCGAAGTTCTACCGCTTCCGGCACACGTCAGACAGCCAGATTCAGGCCGGTGATCTGGCCCTTTTTGTACCGACGACCATTTCTCCAGTCGCAGGCATGAAATTCACCATGCTGGGAGCCGTCTGGATCGTCCTGACTGCCCAGCTTGAGATCGATTGCTGGGCGCTGCACGTGAGGCGGGCATGATTGAAGCCACCGGCCTGGACGCTATCCCCGCCTTCCTTCAGCAGTTGTCGCTGGAGATGGCTCGGCTCGACCGCGAGATTTCCAGCGAGTTCGAAAAGTGGACGAAGACCATTTACTCGGACATCGTCATGGGCACGCCGCAGTACACTGGCAACCTCGTCGCGGCCTGGACCTACAGCATCCAGTACATCGATGAGAGCTACTCGCCCACGGCCAACAAGATCGAGCACGATCAGATTTGGTCCAAGGCGGATGTCTACGCTCGGGGTGAGCAGCCCGGCGTCGGCACGGCGCTGTTCAAGGCTGCAGGGGTCCACCCGTCCTGGCGGGATGAGGTCTGGATTCACAACCCAGCACCGTATGCCGATCTGATCGAAAACCAGCGTATCATTCTGCGACCTGTCAACCTAGTCGATGGGCGTGTTGCCATGGTGCAGTACGCCGTGGACAAGTACAACTCGGGCGGCTATGGGCTTTGAAACCATCCAGCAGACCATTCGCACGGAAGTCGAACGCGCCCGTGCGGCCTGGGTAGCCTATCCCCTTCTCGTTGACTACGAGAACCGCGAGGATGTGGACCTGTCCAAGGTGACAGAAGCCTACCTCGCTGTGGACATCGTCTATCGTGAAGGCCAGCAGTTGAGCTTGGGGATCAACCCGCTGGTAGCTGACCGAGGGCAAATCATGCTCATGGCTGGTGCCAAGGTTGGTACTGGCACGGCCAAGCAGATGAAACTGCTGGACCATTTCCGGCCCTACCTCCAACTGCGTGACAACCTGGGAGAGGTGCGCACGCACGCAGCCCAAATCTATCCTGGCAGGCTTGCCCGAGGCTTCTACTACATCCCGATGGTCGTCGGGTTCTGGTCCGTGGCGGCAGCCCCGAACGTGCCTGCGTGAAACTTGCTTTAGCCCGCCACCTCAGACATAATCCACCCAACCCAACCGGAGTTCAACTATGAGCAACCTTGCATCCACCGGCCGTCTGCAGATGCGCTACATCAAGGAGTCCACCTACGGCACGACTCCGGGCGCGGGCAACTGCCGCAACCTGCGGATCACGGGCGAGAGCCTGAACTTCGATCTGTCGAAGGAAGAGAGCAAGGAATTGCGCTCTGACCGGCAGGTTGGCGGCGCCACCACGGTGGATGCCCAGGCGGCGGGCAGTATCAATTTCCACCTGCAGTACGCCGAGTACGATCAGTTCTTCGAAGGCCTGTTCCAGAGCGCCTACACGGTGTTCGGCACCAACGGCGTCGGCGCGACCTTCACCGGCACCATGGCCACCGGCACCATCACTGCGTCCGTTGCCACTTCGGGTGCCTCGCTCTTCACCCTCCTGCAGCAAGGTCAGTGGTTCCGCCTGAACGCCCCGGGCGGCCTGAACGACGGCAAGTGGTTCCGAGTGCACCCCACCACGCCTCCGACCTCGACCGTCATCGCGCTGGACGCCTCCACCCCGGCTTCCGCCGAGGCCGGCATTGCCAGCTGCACCGTGTCCACCTCTCGCCTGACCAACGGCGTCACCGAGGCCTCCTTCTCCATGGAGAAGAACTTCGCTGACGTGACTCAATTCCTGCTCTACAAGGGCATGAACGTCTCCAAGGCCAACATCAACTTCGCTGCTGCGGCGCTGACGGATGGCTCTTTCGAGTTCATGGGCAAGGACATGGCCCGTGCGGCTGTGACCGGCCTGCCGGGCACTCCGGTGGCCTCGCTGAACTACGAAATCATGAACGGGGCTCGCGGCGTCGGCCAGCTCTGGGAAGGTACCGCGCCGATCACTGGCACGTTCATCAAGTCCATGTCGATGTCCATCGACAACAATGCTCGCGGGCAGAAGGCCCTGGGCAACCTGGGCAACGTGGGCATCGGCTTCGGCGACTGCGATGTCACCGGCCAGATCGAGGTGTACTTCGCCAACGGCACCATGTTCGACAAGTTCCTGGCCGACATCTACACCCAGATCATCGTCGCGTCCCAGGATGTGGCGAAGCAGGGCTACGTGATCACGCTGCCTCGCGTCCTGCTGATGAACGCCAAGGTGACGGCCCAGGGCAAGAACCAGGACGTGATGGCGACGTTCGACTACCAAGCGTTCTCGGATGACGCCAACGCCAACGCCGCGTATCGCAAGACGATCTTCTGGGACCGCCTGGGCGCCGCTGTGACCCCGTAACCCAGCAGGCTCCAGTCCAACAGGCCGAGCGCGGAAGTGCTCGGCCTGTTTTCTTGTCAGGCGGCGCAAAGAAAGCAGGCTTTGTGGTAGAGTCTGCACAGCTTGCGGTTGTACACTGCAAGCTCTTTCTGATGAACCTCTTGAGGAGTTTTTCCATGGACATTTTCCGCGTGTTTGCCACCGATCCGGCCAAGGAGCTGGAAGGCGTCTGGTTCCCCATCGGCCCGGCCGAAAAGACCCTGCCGGATGGCAAGCCTGACCCGGACTCGGTGCCCCAGCTTCTGATCGCCCGCAACGGCAACAAGAAGCACAGCCGCATCGTCACCAAGATGGTCGAAGCCAACAAGACCACCCTGGAGATGAAGGGCGATCCGTCCGAAGAGAGGGGCGTCGAGATCACCGTCGAGGCCATGGCCGAGTCGGTCCTGCTGGGCTGGAAGAACATCGAGTTCGACGGCGTCAAGCTGCCCGACACCTACAGCGTCGAGACGGCTCGCAAGATGCTGGCCGTGAAGGAGTTCCGCGAGCTGGTCAATCGCTTCGCCAGCGACTACACCAAGTACAGGGTCCACCAGGACGAGGCGGACAAGGGAAACTCGTAGAGGCCCTCCTCTGGGAACTCACCTGGGGACCTCAGGTCGAGTTCCTGGAAGGGCTCAAGGAGCTAGGGCAAGACCCTGCAGCGCTCAAGGAGCGCCCCGAGCTGGAGGGGCGCCTGCGATACTACAAGAGCGTCTTCGAGGAACTGCACGACAGCCGCAACTACTCCCAGGCCGGCGCACCCTTGCCGATCCCTCTGTCAGAGATTCTCAGCTACTTCGAGATGTACTACATCAAAGGAGTGGATGAGCGGGAGAGAATCCTTAGCCGGGTAAGGGCTTTGGATCGAGCCTATGTCAACCACGCGACCGAGAAGATTCGGGACGAGCTGGATGACAAGAAGTCCAAGCGTGCAATTGATAGATAAAGCCCCTGACAGTACACTGTAAAGGGGCTTTATCACATGACTACACCTACTCTCGGCCTTGGCATCTCTGCGACAGGCACTGCGCAGGTCCTTGCGCTGTCTAAGGCGGTCGCAGACCTGAAACAGAATCTGCTGGAGCTTGCTGCTGCAGGCGGCAAGCAGACGGGCAGTGGGGCGGCTGTTGTGGCTGAGCTGCGCAAGATGCGCCAAGAGATGGGCGAGGCCATGGCAGGCATCCGCACAGACCTTGCGGCTGGCTTCAGCAAGGCTTACTCGGCGGCGGCTCAGGCGACGGCGGAGGGTGGGGAGAAGCTGGCGAAGGCCACTCGCGAAGCTGCTTCCAAAGTGCGCGTGGCGGGGCGCGTCGATCTCGGCAATGGCTTCTCTGCGAGCGTCAGTGGGCCTTTCGGGCAGAAGTCAGAAGTTCAGAAGCTTGTCTCTGAAGTCAAGCAGAGTGGTGATGCTCTGGCAGCAGAGTACAGCAAGCAGATCACGAGGCTTGAGACGCAGGTCACCAATGTGATGAAGGCTGCCACGCAGGGGCCGAACACCATGCGTGGCAAGGGCTACATCTCCTGGTGGGA